GCCACTAGGAGCGCCAGCACTCATTGAAGGCGCGGGTGCTGCGACTGGCATCGTAAATGGACTGTTAGGACTCGCACTGTTTGACATCTCAGCGGGTTTGTAGCTTAGTTGTTGCGGTGCAATACCTCCACCGCCCGTAAATGGATTGCCTGCCGTACCTCCACCCATTAGCCCCATGCCTAAGTTTTGCATTTGGTCAAAACCTTGCTTAGACGCTCCTAATTGGTTCCACTGGTTATTCATGCCAGTAACCATTTTGTCGTTCAAGCCTGATTGATTTTGAGCATACCAAGCCGAAGCGTTAGGCATGATGCCTCCAGCGCCGTAAATAGCCTGCTCCATGCGTGGGTCGATTTTGTGCTGAGTAGACGAACCATGAGAGCTTGAACTGTTGGTTGTTTGCGAAGTTGGTGCGGTTTTACCAACGGTCTTTTCTTCGCTACCCATCAAGCCGCCTAATATCGACATACCTGCGGGTATTAAATAAGATAATGGCATATTAATTTACTCCTTGTCAACGTGAATACATAGCCAGCATGAATCTTCTAATGCTGTTATGTGATGCTCTGTATTTGCTTTTATAACAATACAATCACCGGCGTCGTATACCTTTGAACCCTCAGAAGTTTCAACTCTAACAGAGCCGTAACCTAGGACACTTAGGTGTGAGTACGAATGAATATGTTTACCGATTTTATCACCTTTTGATAAGATGAATCGTTTGGCAAATAAATCGTCAGCTTGAAAAAATGTCACATCTAAATGTTTATCAATATCATGTTCGTCTGTAATCATAATTTAACCCATACTCCATTTTCACGACCATAAAACCCCTCACTTGCTCCCAATACACCAGCCATTGCATACCGTAACATTCCGTCTCTAGGCTTGGCGGGAGCTACTGTTATCGGCTCTAAAAACCCCTCGGCTAAGTCATTCATTGCATTTTGAATAGACTGCAATTCAGCATCTAAGAAAACAGATATATCCTCGGTTTTTGCAGGAGGATAACCTTTAACATATCGATTAAATGCACCGCTTGTACTTCTCACCAGTTACCCGCTTTCTGTACGTCAATATCATATGAATCTAATCGCCAATTGGTAGATGTTCCACTAGTAAACTTGATAGCCATGTATCTACCTGTACACATGGAATCAACTGATACCGTAGTACCAATAGTAAACAGAACGGGCGCGTTGTATGTTGGTTCGTCATAAGGCGTGTTACCGTACCCAATAGACACGTATAAGTTACCATTACCGTAAATCCGTGGGCGAATGCCTCGAATGAGCTTTAACGATTCAGCTTCGTCAAACGACAATCCTTTACGCTCCAAGAATGATGTTATCGTCGTACCCGCAAAGGTTAAGGCAGCGTCTAGTAAATATAGTTTAGTTGCATCGCTCGCCATAACGGATAGTGAACGGTTCAAACTTGCACTTGAGGCGTCCCAAGGTGCAGCTTGAGAGTTCCACGAACCTGCCGCTGTGTTCCACGTTCTAGCACTTGAATCGTCAACAGGCCCCGATGCCGCATGATTTAACATGGGTAAATCACGGAATGAGATTGTTTTATCAATAAAATTCCAAACTAATGCACGGTTGCAAGTGGTACTACCTAGAGCCGGGTAACATGCAAATACTTCGTTGTAAGCATAGTCCACAAACACAAAGCATTGGTCGGCACGGCTTGCGTCAATCTGTGCGAATAAATCTCTGCGGGTTTGCTTATCGAGTACGGATTGCGACGATTGACCGTCATGGACAATGCAATCAGTATTAGAGAATACAAAATGTTGACCATTAACTTCGACGGCACAGTTACGCGCCATCATGCCCTGATTGCTAATAATTTTTTGGAACTTGTAAACTAACACGCCGCCCGTGTAGTCCATGCGCCAGATTGACGATTGTTTGTAAATAATGAACGAATCACGCAATGGTAGACCGTCTACCACCACGTCAAAGCCTTCGCTTAAATCAAACTCGCCAGCGTCTTTGGTAGCGTCTGCAATGTCCCATGTTGAAGGAACTGTACCCGCTTGAGCTGGGTGCGACCACTTGACCATGTAGGGGTAATTAGTTGAACCTTTGGTAATATTTAAAGCAATGAGACTGTTTTTATAAGTCCTCATTGATTTGCAAAAGTTAGTTGCCGGCCAATTTGTCAACGCTGTACATTTACCAGTCAATAACCACTGTTGTGGCAAGTCAGAACCATTGTTAATGATAGGAATACCACCTAGAACCGAGCTAGTCCAGCCGTTACGAATAGCATTGTAATTAACGTCAACACTGGCAGTTTGTCGGGTAATGTTGGTATGAGTCCCCCCATTGATTACCGTGTAGATTTTGTTTTGCCCTACATAAATCCAAGTTCTTACGCCTGCAACGTCAACGGGTAATACATGAAATGGCGTTACAGCTGGGCTAGGGTAGAGGTCTTTATAACCTGCGACCTGAGCAGCCATGCCATCCACAAAACGGATATTATTTGCATTAGTCCATATATTAATTGGGATTTCATGCGTAGACAAGTCACGGTTAACACCGTAGCGGCCTACTTGCGTGACTTTGGTTAGGCTCATGCTAGAGGATGTTTAATTTTTAAGTGCAACCCACCCCGATTAGGCTTGGCGCGTCTTTTAGATAGATTGCGAACCGAATCAACCAAACCAGCAACCATTGATGTTAATAACGTCATTTGGTCACCATCACGTATCCACTTTGCAGCCTCTAAACATGCAGCGTACATGTACAAATCAGCTGCATTAACTGATAGCCAGTTTGTAGGAGCGCTGGCGGTTAATGGTGCGATATTTGCCGTGTAGTACAGTTTGTAGACTTGGTTTGTCGCTGTGGGGAAAAGTCTTAACTTGTTATTTTCTTGTGAGTAAGTCAGTGGGTTTGTTGTGGGGTATGTGTCAGTCCGATTGTTATATTCGACATTAACTTCATTACCACCAACTGTTACAGTCAACCGACCCATGAAGCCAAAATCAGCGGGTAAGTCAATAAACCCATCTACCGCCGTACCCGTTACCGATAATTCCATTTCGCGCAAATCAAGCTCACGAAATAGCGCAGATTCTGCATTAGCTATGAATGTAGGCCATAGCGTCGTAAGGTCTGTTCGGTGCATGAATGAATCAGCACGAGTAATGAGTTCTGTATATGTCATGTTAAGAAGCTCGCAGACTTTTTCTCAAAGTAAGGCTTATAAGTGATAAAAGCGGGGTTAGATTTCAACCAATTCATAACGTAAAGCTGTCGTTCTGTAGCGTTATGAATATTTTGGTTAATATGGTTAAGAACAGATTGCGGAATTTTCCCAACTACACGTCCTTCGCCCCATCTTTTACCTTCTAAGTCAGAGCGAAGTTGGGCAGCTTCTTGAAGCAAAGGCGCAACATCAAACGTAGTCTTTTCAACTGCTACGCCGTCTTCAATAATGACTTTTTTATGAGTGCCAACTTTGTTTACGCCAAAATCAATTACTTGGTTTTCCATAATTCACCTGTAAATTTAGAGGGGCATTTCACCCCATCGGCTCAAAGAGCTAACTGTCATTAAGGCGTTAAATCAGCGATTTTTGCTTGAGCTTTAGAAGAGCGAACAGTTAATGCACAATCGTACAAAACATGCTCCTTCTCGGAATCGCCAGTTTTAGCCAGTTTTTCCATTTTCACGCCGCGCAAGTCAGCCAACTCAATCCACTCAGTGTTAAGCAAATAAACACTGGTAGCACCAACCATCATGTAATGTGGCATGATTGTGATAGCGCCAAAGTCGGAAACATACACGTCAGCGCCGCCAACAATAGTGCCTTGCTGCTTGCCTTTAACTTCAAAACGATTTTGTGCAATACCACCAAAGGCAGAAAACAAAATCTTATGTGAAGGAGACATAACCGCAGTCTCAATGAACTTGCCAGAGTTGACATATACCGCTTGGCATGCTGTTTTAAACAATGCCTCGGTAAACGTCCGCGCAGTTCCCGCTGTTGGTGCTGCAGTAGGCGCTCCAGTTGACCATGCAGCAGTTGAACCGCCAGCACCATGTCCAGCATTTTGATACAACTGAACACCCAAACCGCCAGATTTACCAGCAACAGAAGTGGTAGCCGCTACAGCCGCATTAGCTGACAAAATCATTGCCTCTACGTCACGCTTTAACGCTGTAGAGTTCATTGAACGAATGTAGCCAATCTCACTATCGCGACCTGCCTTAGCAACAACTTCAGCGCGACCAGATACGCCGTAAACCTTTTTAAAGGTCTGGCAGTGATTGCCGACACGCTCTGTAGGGGTTTGTGCCGCCATACTGGAATCATCACCGTCAATTGCGGCATTGTTTGCATCAGGAGTTGCAAATGCGTCGCGCTGCCACTCGTGAAAATCAGAGCGAGCAGTGGTTTTGCCGAATGAAGATGAAAGCGGGGTTTCGTCTTTATCGGTGTTGAAAATTTTATTCATCAGGTCTTCTCGGTTTCCCTTGAGAGACGCTTTTTGATATAGGTTTGCTGGTACAGCCATGATATATATTCCTTATAAATTACGCATAAATGCAGCTAAGTCTTGACGCTTTGCGCGACCTGTCTCAAATTTTGAGTTAATGGCTTGGGCTTGGCGTTCGCCTATCGCTGCGGTTTGTTTACTTTGTACCCGTGGCGCTGCCTTGGCCTGTTGCGTTACCGCTGGGGCTTTGGACTTCAACTCACGGTATTTTGTAGCGTCTGCCATCATGCGAACTAACCGATAGTCAGTCACATTAGCGAAGTCCTTAGGCTCATAACCATAGTTCTTCATAACGCTTTCATATGTCTTTTGCAGCTTTGGTTTGTCAAAGCCGTCTTTTTGCAGTTCAACCCACGAACGTTCCTTAACCATTTTTAGTTGAGATTCGTTCCATTGTTGGCTCTGCTGTGCCGCGTTCATCCTCTCAGCTTGAGTTTGCTGCTCTAGCGTTCCGAGTATTTGCTTAATCTGATTTTGACGCTGATTTTCTTGAACCCATTGCGCGGGGTCTTGGGCGGCGAGTTGCCCCATTTCAGCTTCACTACGGAAACCAGCTAATTGCGCGATTGCTTGAGTTGCAAATTCAGCATGTTGCAAATAGTCGTTGCGTAGTTCTGAGTGCTTCTGGTGAAACACTTGTACCGCTTGGTTTTCACGCTCCACTAACCCTTGCGTTTTGCGCGTGTAGTCGGCTTGACGTTGATAACCTTTGATTAGCTCGTCTTTAGTTACCTTGATTTTGGTATCTGAGCCATCCTCACTTTTTACAGTGACTTCTACTTCCTCGGTTGTCGGCTTGGCTTCTTCTTCGGATTCGTCTTGAGATTCTTCCTCTGCTTCAGCTTCCTCGGTCTGAGGTTCTGCTTCTGAATCGTTATCCTTTAAGGGCAATTCATCGGCTGCCAATTCTTCATTTTCTGATTCCTTGATAGGAGTATCAGCTAAAAAATCGGCGAGACTATCTATACCGTCTGATTCGGGTGCTTGCGCTTGTCCGTCCATTTATTAATCCTTGGTCAGAATCCCCCTCTATGTCACTAAGAGGGACTAGGCGCGTCTCTCGACGTTTGCCGTTATGGTAAGTGACTACCGTTTAAATCTTACGCAAATACTGTCCTACGCGACCTCTAGGTTTTTCCCGTGCAGCTTCTAAATCTATTTTGTGCTGTGCAAAGTCACCAGCGCGAACCATGCCCGCCAAGTTTTCTTCAAACAACTTAGCAACTTTTTTCATTTGGAGAATTAGGGTTTGCCCTTCTTTGTCACGAATGGGGCAACCTTCCCATTGTTTGACAATCTCAGCGTGCATACGGCTCATAGCTTGCTTATATGCTTCATTTTCCAGCACCGCAAGCGCATCATTACCAAGTGTGACGTTTTGTTGTAAGGTCATAGTGCTAAGAGTAACAATTCGATGTCTTCCTCGTCCTGCTGTAATGCATATAGCATAGATTGTATCTGATATAACGCTTCAATGTCATTATTTTTTGCAAGTTGGGGCAGGTCGTATTTAAAGTCAAATTTAGCGATTAGAGCGCTTAATTCCTCTAGCTTGGGTTCAGGTGCAATCTCAGGTTTAACGACTTTGAGAGCCTTGATAACCCGCTTTGCAGCACCACGACTAGACTTCTTGGCAGTCTCGATTGCTTGTTCTGCTGCTAGGTAAGAATCAGCTTCTTCATTGTTGTTGAAAATGAGATATTGCTTACCGCGCTTGACGTAAACTTTGCGCTTACGCATGACAAAGCCGCCGTTAAAGCCTGTAGGCGTTGCGTAGCTTAGGCCAGCATCTTTACCGCTAAGTACATAGCTGCCAGAATTAGCCGTTAATGTATAGCCACTAGCAATCGGCGTGTAAACAATATTTGCAGCATTGCCAGAGTAAGAATAAGAGCCAGCATTAGATGCTAGCTTTTTATTCCTATACACATTTGCGGGTAAACCGCTTAGAGCATAAGCACCTGTTGCAGAGGTTAGTCTGTGGCTATGAAGTACAGCCGCTGCCGAGCCATTTAATGTATACGCCCCTGCATTAGCTGTGAGCACGTATGCGCCAGCTATTGGGGTATAACTGATAATTGCAGCTACACCAGTTAAGGTGTATGCGCCTGATACTGCGGTTAATTTATAGCTGTGTAATATCCCCGCTGCTACGCCTGTTAAAGCGTAAGCACTAGATACAGCAACTAAGCGCTTAGACCTTAGTACATTAGAAGATTGACCTGATAGCGAATAACCGCCAGCGTCTGCGGTAAGCGTGTAAGCCCCCGCACTGCCACCAGTTAGCGCTAGCAGTAATGACATTTATCTATTCCCAGCCGTACACAAAAGTGACTACGTGAGCGATAGTTCCAGCCGTGCCGACAGTGCCAACGTGTTTAGTTACCAGTTGGATAAATTCGCCCGGGTTAACAAAGATTGGCGCGTCACCAAAATCAACGAACGAACCGCCAGGCTGTGAAACTATTGTGCTTACTGCCTGAGCTGCCGTCACCACTTGAGTAAATGCGGGTAATGCAATTCTTCGTGGTGCTTTGGTTGTTGCGGCCTCAGCCGTTGCCAGTGATACCGCCGTATGACCAAAAGCCAATGACCACTGAGCGACAAATGGCCCACCTGTAATCACGGTCTGAATGTAAGACATCAAACCCACACCACGGATAACCAAACGACGACCGGGCAAATTGACCGTTGCCACTGGAACTTGGTAGCTTTGAATCACGCCGTCAGTGTTAACTGCGAGTGTTGCTGTTTCCCAAAATTGACCGCCTAGACCAGAGCCTAACGCCGCTGTCGTGTTTGTCGGAACGGCTGCTGTCGGGTTTGCACTGTTGGCATAGTTAGCCAATGTACCCATCGTGCCGCCTGATAGACCTTGATAAGCTCCAAGGGTACGACTCCCCGATGTTGATGGTGTAGACGTAAAGTTAACGCCGCCCTGTCGCACGTTGTAAGCCCCAACGTATGCCTGCAATGAACCAGAAGCTGCACCGCCTACGATACGATGTTTAAAGAACACTTGACCACCAGCCGCCATGCTCATGCGTGGCTGCGCTACTGGCAAAGGTAAGCGACCCATAGCCACCGCGCCCGTGCCATCGTTAACCCAGAACATCGCTTCAACCATTGATTGATAAATGATGAACTGATAGCGTTTATTGTTTGTATACAGCCAAGTCCCTGTACCGCCTGATAATGGGAAAACGCCTGTAGATGTCTCAGTGCCGTTATATGAGCAAATACCTTGCAACCCAGCACTAGACAATCGGAAAAACACACCGTCAGCAGGAGCGATTAATTGTGTGCCAGCTTGACCAACACCCCATTCAACAAAAGTATTTGTCGCAGGCTGGGCGCTAAATGCGATTTCAGAATCAAGCGATAGCGTAGTCGTTCCTGTGCATGGGAAAAACGCATATGTGGATAGCTGTACGCCCGTGGTAATGGTAGTGATAGCAGCCGAGTTAGTCGTGAACTGTCCAGCCGTCCAAGTTGCCGCCATTGTAGTAGCTGCAAAGTTGTGTTTACCTGTGTTTTGCGCCACGTAATTAAACACTTCTTCATCAAACAAACAGTCCTGAGATACGCGAGCGCGGTAATCAGCGTCGACCTCTAAAGGGCGAAGCAATGGCGCTGCGGTTAAAGCACCGCCGTCAACTTCCCCCATAGCACGGACTGAACCGATAAGCAATGGGTCAGTGTATGCGTCACTCTCAAGCTCCATTTTCATTCGGCCTTCGGGTGTAACTTGTACGCCGTTGCCTGTGCTGCCTACTATTGTTGTATCTAATGCCATGATATTTCCCTTTTAATCTGCCCAAACCCAACGAACCTGAAACTGCCCTTGTAGCTTATCTAAGCATCGGGCGTGAATCGTAAAACCTGTCGCCGCTGTCGGTGTACCGCACGTCAAACCTACTAATACAGCAAAGTAACGATGGTCATTAGCCGTATGAGTGCCCGCCGTATCATCACCCATCACATAGGCCTCGGCCTTTGATGTGGCAGTGATAGAGCCTTGACCCGTTACCGCTACACTAGCTTCACTAGTGCCGGGGAACGAGCCAAAATCAATCGTTGCTGTGCCTTGGCCTGTTGCCATTATTGAACCGTATAAACGCCGTTAGTTTGGTCTAGGTCAACAGTTACAGTCTCACCCAGCGCAACAACTTGGCTTGAACCATAGTCCCAATATGAAATGACCTGCGCTAGTGTGACGTTGTACAAGTGAGCGTATCGGAAAGTAAACCCGCCAACCGTTGCAGTCCAAACCGCTGGGTCAGCCAGAACTAGCTTATAAATGCCACCTGTTGACGCTGCCGAAGTAACTGTTACCGCATTACCGCCTGCGGTATATCCGCCCGCTGTCGCAAGCTCTGATACAGATGCGGCATTAGTCGCTGTCGCAACGTTAGGGGCTGTGTTTGATAAGATGATTGAATAACTGTCAGTGCCAGCATTGCCAGCTTCCATCATCTTCTCAATCGCTAGTTCGTATTTTACGTATGCTGCCATTATTATGCTCCTGCGTGTTGAATACCTACAGCCCTACCGTTAGCGTCTCTAACGACTACTTTTGGAGCTGTCATTGCTTGCATCATTTGCATCATCATTTGCTGCATGTTGCTTTCTTTAAAATCCTCTTTTTCAGTCTCTTCAATGACTTGTTGAGGCGATTTAATACCTGCAATTGTGAGCTTGACCTGTGCGTCTAAGTCAGCAATGTATTTTTTGAGCATCCTGTCAGCTTCTTTGCTAGCCTCTTCCATTTGCATACGCTGTGCTTCTTTTTGCGCTTCTAACTGTGCTTGAAATTGTGAATCTCGCGCTTGCATCTCCTGCTTATTGCGTTCAACTTCCATATCGCGCTGCATTTCGCGTTGATGCTGTTGGTCTTGCAATTGTGTAGTGATTTGCAAGGTTTGCATCTCTTGCTGTGCTTTGAACTGATTAGCTTGTGCCGCGCCTTGCTGCTTCATTTGTTCCACTTGCAACATTGGATTAGGCGGCGGCTGGACTGGAGGCTTACCTTTAGGGTCAGTTATAAAGTTCTGTACGTCCTTAAACCCAGCCGCTTCGACTATCTTTGTTTGTGTGTGATAGATTTTCTCAGGGTCAGCCAGCCCCATTGGTAGCAATGCCATTTGATTAGCTGCAATCATTTGTAAGGCTTGAATCTTTTGGTTAGCATCGCCAGAACCTAGACCGACATTCACTGTCATGTCGTACTGGTCACGCCATTCGTTAGGGTCATACTCGACGAATTGGTCACGTAGACGGAAAGCCATCTTTTCCATTCCACCCTCAGACAATAGCTTGAGAATGCCGCAAAACATAGGCTTCATTGCTATTTCAGCAAAGATACGGGCGATAAGCTCGATTCTCTGCATGGCGCTGGCTTGGTCGATTTGCTTACCAGTAGCAGTGGTATTCAGTGCATCAGGGTCTAAGCCTTGCGAGTTACGAGACACACCCGTACGGTTCTCGCGCATTTGCTGGATGTAGTCCAACATAGGCATAGAAGCTGCCGACGAATTAGGCACTACCAATGGCTGTAAAGCGTTTTCACGGGTAATACGAACTGCACCACCAGCACGCATGTCTAAGAAGTCGTCAATATCAGCGTAAGGCGTTCCGTTTGAATCTGTCAGTACTGTCGTTCTAGGTGCGTTTGTCAGATACAAGTTATACAAAGTCTGGCGCAGCATTTCAGTATGCAGCTTTTGCAAGTCACCTACTAAATCTTCAACACCCATGCCGTCCCAGCGGTGCGTGTTCAGCACTGGCGAGAATGTCGCAAATGGTACGTGACTAACGACTTCCTTCTTGAGAATCTTATCTTCTAAGCGATAAATGCAGCTTAGTTCAGCTACACCGTCGCCGTCAATATCAGCCAGAACGTACTCGATTCTGAGTACACCCTCAGCCATTGAATCGTCCGTAGAATCTTCACGGTCAAAACGATTGCTATCAGCGTCTACTCGCGATAATCGTGTTGCCTCGTCTAGGCTTGATTCGCTAGATGCTCTAAGTTCCTCGGCAGTAACATCAAAACCCATTTGTTTAATCTCGGTCAAAGTGACGCGCATTAAACGTGCTGTATATGGACATTCAGCCAACAACGGGCTAGTCCAAGTGTTATCGACTAAAAGGTCAGCGGGATTAAACGCTTCGACCTTGATTATTGTTTTATCTTCTACCTTTTTGAATCGACCACTGAAACCCATCACGGGCTGGCCTGTCATTGGGTCAATTGCGGGTTGTCCTGTTTGCGGGTCAATAATCTGGGCTTCGTTGGCTTCGATAATCTCGCTACCGTCCTCAGTCAACATTGCCAGCATTTCAGCCGTTGCACCTTTGAATGGGATTGTGCTTACCGTCTCTTTAGTCTCTTTACGCCATGTAATCGCACAGTTTTTGACCATTAAAGCGTCTTTAATCGCTGTGTAAAGGACTAAAAACCCGTTATTTTGCTTATAAAAGACGTAGTTGCAAGTATCTGTAGCTTGTTCAGCGCCTGCAATGTCCTGTGCTGTAGTTGGCTCGAATGAAACAGCTTTGTCGGTTGCTGTGAATATCTTTAGAAGGGCTGGGAGTATCCACTCTACGGTATCCTGTACGTCAGAAGTGATAGCGCTAGGCATACCTTCTTCTTCGTTGCCGTAGGGCATACGATGATAGGCGCGAACGGCTAACTCGCGCTCTTGCCCTAGTTCACCATAAACATAATGCGCCGCCGACTGCTCCTTTTTACGCAGTAGGTCTAACAGTTCGTCGTCGTCCATTTTCATAAAGGCAATTTCCCAATTGTGCTTTTGTGACGCATTATAACTTATAT